CAAGGCTTATGGAGCTGATAACCAGATTTGAACTGGTGACCTCATCCTTACCAATCAGTAATTAACATTTGGGGAATCACGATTCTATTTCCATAACCGTAAGATAACCAAAGTTCCTCGCGCTATTCGGGAAATTTTGTTTATCTCACAGTCGAAAATCGCATCCCCTTTTATGAGAGCGTATGCATCTTGTGAAAGGAGGTTGACTATGAAGCGGTATGCTTATATTGGCCCGGTGCTGGTGTTTGGTAAGATTACGAACCCGAAATGGAGCGGCGAAACTTTAGCCGTAAGTTTCAATAAGGCAAAGTCTAACTTGATGTACCAGTATAAAAAGCAAACTGGGCGAACAAAGAATGTAAAGATAGAATTTACAGGAAAAATATACGTTGTCGAAGAGTAAAGTCGAAGGAAATAATTTCTTCGACTTTTTTATTTCAACATGCATATTTTTGACTAAAAATGCATAACATATTACTACCGAGGGATGAAGGCTCCCCGGTAAATGAAAAGGAGGAAACGGTAACATGAGTGAACGAGCTGAACTGAGCCGTAAGAACCCGTACTGGATTCCCCGTCACCGTTACTATGAGCTGAAGCACTTCTGCTTGCAGTTCCGTGACTACCAGCACAGGTGCCTTGAACTGGACGGAATGAGCAATTGCCATCCTGCAGTTAGGGAAATTCAAAATGGTGTACAAAGCGCAGGCGAATTCACGGTTTCTCAGGCTATTGAGCGAGCCAGATTCGCCAAGTACATTGACATCATCGAATCTGCTGCTGAAGAAGCTGCTCCCGGTCTGTCAAAATGGTTGTTAATCGGGGTGACGCAAAACGCCCATTACGACATCTTGAAACTTAGATTTGGGATTCCGTGCGGGAAAGATATGTACTACAACGTTTACCGTCGTTTCTTCTACATTCTGGATAAAAAACGCGAATAACCAACTCTCTGAGAGATTTCGACTTGAAATCTCTCTTTTTCTTAGAATAACCGTACGCACTCTACCATTCTGTATGCTATTTTAGTAATGAGGAGGACACTTAAAAATGGATTATATCGAGAAGCAAGCTATTGCGAAACGTATGACGTGGACTAATGAATTTGGTTGCAACGTCGCCAAGGCATACGACGAAATCAACTGCAACGACCCGGAGCATCATGACCTCAACCGAGAAAATGGGAACATCAACGGGAATACCCCAATGGGGGCAATGCTCCACATGGGCAGTGTTGCCGCAAAGGAGTATTACTTAGATGCAGACGTTGTTCCGCCGGAATACGCCCGTCTCCATCGGGAAGGCTACATTCATATTCACGACCTTGACTTTTACGGCTGGACAACGACCTGCACACAGATTGACCTCCTGAAGCTGTTTCAAAATGGGTTTGACACGGGGCATGGTCATCTTCGCGAACCAAAATCCATTGGCAGTTACGCTGCTCTCGCTGCCATTGCCATTCAGTCGAATCAGAACGATCAGCACGGTGGGCAGGCAATCGTAAATTTCGACTATGCGATGGCTGCGGGGGTTAAGCTAACTTACGAGAAGTATTACGACGAGGCTCATTCTATCCTCGAAAACCTTAGAAACGATAGCGGTGTAACATTCAAACTCGCTTGCGGTCGTTCCAAATGGATACGGAACTACGCCACAGAGAAGACCAGACGCGACACCTATCAGGCGATGGAGGGTTTTATCCACAATCTAAACACTATGCACAGTCGAGCCGGTGCTCAAGTCCCCTTCAGTTCTATCAACTACGGGATGGACACTTCTTGGGAAGGCAGACTTGCAATCGAGCAGCTTCTTCTTGCTACTGAGGCAGGGTTGGGACATGGCGAAACTCCTATCTTCCCCATTCAGATTTTCAGGGTTAAGGAGGGTATCAACTATAATCCCGGAGACCCGAACTACGACCTGTATCGACTTGCCATTCGAGTATCTGCAAAGCGATTGTTTCCGAACTTCGCTTTCGTGGATGCTCCTTTTAATTTGCAGTATTATAAGCCCGGGCATCCTGAAACTGAAATTGCCTATATGGGATGCAGGACGCGGGTGATTGGGAACGTCTACGACCCTACTCGTGAGATTTGCAATCAGCGCGGGAATCTCTCTTTCACAACAATCAATCTTCCTCGCTTAGCACTTGACCTTCGAGATAGCGGTAACTCTGACATTGTCCCTGCGTTCCTGAACCGTGTCTCGGTAATGACACATACTGTAATCCTCCAACTTATGGCAAGATTCAGAGTTCAAGCACAACGCAAGGTTAAGAATTTTCCATTCTTGATGGGCCAAGGTGTGTGGCTCGATTCTGAAAAGCTAAATCCAGAAGATACCCTTGAAACGGTTCTAAAGCATGGTACGCTCAGTGTTGGCTTCATTGGATTGGCTGAGGCGCTGAAATGCCTGATTGGGGTGCACCACGGCGAAAGTGAAGATGCACAAAAGTTGGGTTTGCGGATTATTTCCATGATTCGTTCGATTTGCGATGCCGAATCGCAAAAATATGGAATGAACATCACCTGTCTCGCAACGCCAGCTGAGGGCCTCTCTGGGCGTTTCGTCAAAATGGATAGGGAAAAGTACGGGAACATTCCGGGCGTTACAGATAGAGAATACTATACAAACAGTTTTCACGTTCCCGTATATTACAAAATCGGAGCATATGATAAAATTAGAATAGAAGCTCCCTACCACGCGCTAACAAACGGCGGACACATTACCTACATAGAAATGGACGGAGACCCTACAAAGAACCTTGACGCCTTTGAGATAGTGATTCGCTGTATGCATGATAACGGAATCGGCTACGGCAGTATTAACCATCCTGTAGACCGTGACCCAGTATGCGGGTATACCGGAATCATCAACGACACATGCCCCAAATGTGGTCGCATTGAAGGCGATGTTCCGTTTGAGCGCATTCGTCGCATCACCGGTTACCTTGTTGGAAACATGAGCAAATGGAACGACGCAAAGCGTGCAGAGGAACGTGACCGAGTAAAGCATCTCTAATCGACGAAAAAAGCAGTCACTATTATGGAGAACCAATCTTATAGATTGAAAGGAGAACTCTATATGAACGACCGACTAAAGGCTGAACTCGATGAGGAGTTTGACAAGCTGAATGCTCTTGATCCCAGTGATGAAGGCTATAAGGAAGCAACTGAGCGGTTCACCAAGGTCTACTCCCTTTATCTGGAGGGAGAAAAGAATCAGGCAGAGGCCGAATTCAAGAAGCTACAAATTCAAAATGATGAGCTTATGAAAAAGGCTCAACTGTCTGAAACGAAAAAAGACAGATGGTGGAAAGTGGGGCTTGGCGTGGTTAGCTTAGTGCTGCCATTAGCCATTCAAACAGTGTGGTATAAGATGGGTATGAAGTTTGAAGAAACTGGCTCGTTTAGTTCTGCTTGTAGCAGGTCCATCTTCGGGAACCTGTTCAAGAATAAGACAAAGTGACTCAAAGGGAGGATGCCTGACTTTACAGGTACTCTTCCTTTTTCCATTTGTCGAAAATTGCAAGCTGTATAATGAAGGGTATTACCCTATCAAAATTTTAGGAGGACGTTTCTATGTTACGCGACGTACGTGAGTACATTGAAGCGCATGTTCCGGAGTTTTACGCAAGATGTAGGTATTATCATTTTAATGAATATGAGTTGAAGATTATTGTTGCCATTCTAACTGTTGGCGCTATGCCCGGTATGCTTTGCATCACTATTTTCAAACTTATTCATAGGATAGCCAGCCGTATCTCTTCGAGTACATCAGCTTACGGTGGAAATTCTGGTGATGTTGCAGATTTTCATGACTCTAACGAGGATGATGAGTAAACCCACGAGGGAGGATGCCGATAACAAGGCATCTTCCCTTTTTCTGAAATCGAAAATTGCAAGTTGTATAATGAAGGGTATTACCCTATCAAAATTTTAGGAGGATGTTTTAATGTTGCACGATTTACTTGAACTTGTTAAAGAACTGACCATGAATCTCCGTCCTGAGGCTGGATACACCGACTACGAGTTGAACATCGTTGGAGGTATCATAATCGCCTGCGAGCTACCCGGTATGGTGATGGCGGCGATTTGTATCGGACTTTTCGACTTCGTTCGTAAGGTATTCCGGCATATCTCTGGAGGAACGATGGCAAACAATGAGAGTTCAAATAACGTTGTTGACTTTCCCACCCCTAACGAAGATGATAAGTAAACCCACAAGGGAGGATGCTGATAACAAAGCATCTTTCTTTTTTTTCTAAAATCGAAAATTGCAAGTTGTATAATGAAGGGACTACCCTATCAAAAATTGGAGGTAATTAAAATGGATATTGGTTCTTTTCTCATTGGCGTAGGTCTTACTATGGCAGCGACTTGTCGTGCTTTACTTGATAAATTTATCTGGTCTTTACTTAAATCTATCTGGACACAAAGAAAAAGATGAATGAAGTGAACGATAAGTTGATCACACTCGAAAATGCGCTAATCAAGCAGGAACAATCGACGGAAGACTAAATTAGATAGACATCCCTTAACAAACGACACCGTTTACAAGGTGTCATTTGTTTTCAAAAAGTCGACAAAAAGTCGACAAAAACATGTTGTATTATGGGAACCTAATAAATTTAAGGAGGTATTTCCATGAGAAATACGGTTTTCTTGTACGGGTTCACAAACATGCATGAGATGCACGGATGCTACTTCATCTGCTGCGAAGAGCTCAGTATTCAGAGAATCAAGAGCATAGCGAAGCTCATCGTCACGGAATATCCTGACGTGAAGCGTGTCTATGCGATTGATAATCGGAGAGGGCTCCGCAGAGAGTTCTTGGAAGCTGCCACATCTAAGGTGTTTGTGGACCGATTCGTGTTCGAGGACACCTGTAAGACGGAAGGGTTGCTTGTCTTAGAAATCTAAGTTCCAAAGCGGAGGAGGCTGACAAAGCCTCTTCTGTTTTCATTGATATTTGAAAGGAGACTCCAAAATGCGATACCATTTTGAGCGCCCGGTTAAAACAACTTCCCAGCATGGCGAGACATACCTGTGCGACCATCCTGTTTACAGTAGATGCACATTGTATAAGCTCGGAAATCGCGGACTTGCAGTGATTCAGCAGCGATACATTCGAGCTAACAAAGCTACGATTTGGCGAGAAATCTACCCTTGGCTCACAGATTCTATTTACTACGCACCGGGGTTCAATGAGTTCTTCAACGAGCGTGCTGCCGAAGCTGTTGACGGTATCTATCCCACAGTTACTGTGCGCCAATTGATGTGGGCGCTCAAAATGAAGCCGCTTGAAAAGGAAAGATGGGAAACAGTGTTCGACCGGCGTGATATTTGAGGAGGCAGTATATATGAAATTTTTCAATTATAATTCCGATAATACCGCATGGTACATCTATATTGACTACGAAAAACGTACTCCCTACTACATTGATAGCAGCGGAGTAAACATTATTGTTTGTCGAGATTATAAGCATGTGCTGGATTCGTTTCTGGTCGCATCTCGTGCTACTGGGCGGACGTTTGTTGCTGATATTCCTGTGAACACTTTGGGCGTCAGAGTTGTGTCCTGTTTGCGCGATTTGGAGCAGCTTCGCCCATATTTGGTTCGCATTCACATCGACCCTGTAGGCGTTGTTGAAAAGCGCAAGTCAATCAAAAACATCATTGATATTTTGGAAAGTTATAACTACAAAGTCGAAGTTTACAATTCCTCTAATGGAGAACCCATTACAATTTAAGGAGGCGTAATCATGCGTATCTACGTTATCCCCGATTCAAGTGAAACGAAGTTTCAGTCGTTCAAACGGAAGGCGAAGGAAAAGTTCGACAATGGCATTGATGCGATTAAACAGCACAAGGAGGAAATCATTGAGATTGCTCCGTTAGCTTTGGGCGCACTGGCTGTGACGGCAAAAGTCATTACAAAGTCAGTGCATCTGAAGCAGGAGCGTGATTTGAAAGACCGCTTTGTCTGGGACAATCGTCTTGGTCACTATTGGAAAACTCGACGGAAACTTTCCAACAACGAATGGCTGGAAGTGGAGCGTCGTAAGAAATTGGGTGAGGACATCGGAACCATTTTGCGTTCTATGAAACTGCTGAGGTAACTCCACACGGAAGGTCGTTTACAGCGACTTTTCCGTTTCTCCTAAAAAGTCGAAAATTGCAACTCTTATTATGAAAGAGGTTGCTCTTGACAAAAATTTTAGGAGGGATGACTATGTTGCTTTTGGATTTGTTTTTCTACGGTTTCTTGTTCTGTGTGTTTTGTTTGGTAATTAAAAGAGCCGTACAACTCGCGTTCAGAATCATCAATAGCCTATTTGATAAGGTTAATGACATGCTGTAATCTCGTGATAAAGGAATTGGCTGAAATTGCAATCAGCCTTTCCTTTTGCTTTTCAAAATAAAAGGAGGGCTCATTCTATGGAATTTGGAAAGAAGCTCGGCTTACTCGGTGGCATGATTGGTGGAAACACTAAGAATCCGTCGATTCTGAAAGAGATTCTGGGTTCACCGGATGACTTCAAAATCGAGGCATCAATCGAAGATGGCGAACTTGTCATTCGCGTTCGACGGAAAACAGTCGCCGTCACTCGGAGAAAAAAGAAAGTCGTCAGGCGCTTACCCGGTGCTTGATTACTATACAACAAGGAGGTATTTCTATGGATATTCTGGGGTTTCTGAAGAAAAATCGGGCGCTCATCGGAACTTGCGGAGGGATTCTTGGCACAATCGGAACTGGACTTCTTGCTGCAAGAGCTGCTTTGCGTGCCGATAAAGAACTCAACGGCAACGCGTTGTCCGATGGAAAGGAAAAACTGAGAGTCATCGCAAAACATGCAAGTCTTCCGATGCTATCATGTGTATTTACTTCCTTTTGCATTCTTGATGCGCATAACACGCATGTTAAATTCGAGAATAGTCTCATTTCAAGTGGCGTTGCGTTGTGCGGACTTCTTCAGCAAACACAGCATGAGAAACGCCTTAATGCACCAAGCGAGCTTCTTGAAGAAGGTGATGCCACTTCTCAGTATGCTCTATTCCGCGAAATAAACACCGGATTGATATTTAATGCATCGGTTGATGACGTACTCGCCGCATGTAGAGACTTGAATCGCGGCATCTACATCAATGGTTCGTCTACGCTTGGCGAGTTCTTTGAGTTCCTGAATATTGATTACATTTCTAAGGATGCGAAGAAAGCTGAGCCTGATTGGGGATGGACGCCGGGGTACTGCGAAGAGTATTACATTATGCCATACGTCGAATTCGAGTATAAAAAAGTAGAGTTAGCTGACGGACGTGTCGTCATTGATATTTGTCCGGTAATCCCGCCGATACCACCAGATATGCTGGATGCTTACGACTCTTTCGGCGGTGCGTAATTAGCATTTGTCGAAAATTGCAAGTTGTATAATGAAGGGTATTACCCTATCAAATTTTAGGAGGATGTTGGTATGTTAATTAAACAACTCATTGACCAGTCTGCTGCGGCTGCTAAGGAGCACTCAGAGATGTTCTTTCATGGGCGTTACACCAAATTCATAATGCTTTCGACTATTGCTGCTATCGGGCCCGGAACCCTGCTGCAAGTTGGTATCTTGAAAGTTCTTCAGATGGTTGACAGCTTGAGAGGGTGATCCGGAGAACTTAACAGTTTTGAGACTGGTTAGAATTGAAAATTCGTTGACTTCCGACTCAATTGATGAGTAAACCCACGGGGGAGGATGCTGATAACAAGGCATCTTCCCTTTTATATTATTTAGAAGAAGAGGTGCCGTGCTTTGGAAAAGTATCAAACAAACCATATTTCAAATGATTTACATTGTCTTTGGAACGGCAACGTTAGAACCATTCTTAAACTACTTAGGATTAGCCGCGCAGATTTTGCTCGAATGCTTGGGGTAAGCGATAATACGGTAGGTATGATGTTCTACAGATGCGGCCATACGCTAACGCATATGCAATTTCATGCTACGATGTGGGTTTTGTTCCTCTCCATAATGGAAGCGGAACAGGGGTGTCAGAAGCGTTTTGATGCTAACACAGCTTTAGCGAAAGAGCTCTGGAAAGAGATTCACTCTTTTTATATGGAGCATGGGCTGAATTAATCGAAAATTGCAGCTCTTATTATGAAGGAGGTGATTAAATTGAAGAAGTCCCCGTGGAAGATTCTCGGTGTTGTTCTTACTATTGCTGGCGCGGCAGTCGGGCTTGCAGGCTCGTTTGTCAGCGATAAGCAGCAGGAAGAAAGCATCCAGAAAGCTGTTCAGGATGAAATCAAGAAACTTAACGCCTAATGAAACTGGAAGAGGTCAATACAAGCCCTCTTCCTTTCTTGTCAATCTGAAAGGAGAATCAAGTTGGCTAACGAAACGAA